TTAAGTTGAGATTCAAAAGCCTTTCTGTTTCCACCATTAGCTCTGGTGATAACCTGACCAGTGTTTCTATCAATACTTTGAGTTGTTGTGTTGTTTGATAAAGCATTTCTTAAGTTTGTAATATCTTTATCTAAACCGTCTTTTTCTTTTTGGTAGTCATCTTTGATTTCACCAAACCTTTTCTTTTTAATTTCAATATTTTCAATTTTCTTATTGTTAATCTCAAGACCCGCAATATTTTCTTGGAATCCTGTTGATAGTAGTCCATAGATCCCTATAGAAGTTAAAACCGAAAGGGTTACAAGAGCAATAGTTAGGTATATCTTAAGAATACCATAAGTTTCCTTCCATTTGTCATGGAGATACGTCGCAATTGCGATCTTTGATATTTCTAAAAATGATCCCATAATAATAACAGGAATTGCAACCGCCGAAAATATAATTGACAATCCGACAACACTATAGTAAGCGGCAGTCCCTGAGAGACCAATAGCACAAAATAGTAAAAACCAAGGTAAAAATTTCTTATTCATTAAATTTGTTTATTAGATAAATATCAAAATAACTAAATACGGGCGAAATATAAACCCTATAAAACAATAAAACCCCCACCGGTACCAGTGGGGGAGTGTAGTTTCATCTTAATCATTGGGACAAGATTGAGGATTTTCACCTTGGTGGCTTCAGGCACCTTCTGCCGAGTTGTAAGGGTAATCTCGGTTCAACCCTTTTTATAAATAATCAAACAATTCGGAGGAATCATTGCGAAGTCGTCTAAGAGCTTTCTCTTTAATTTGACGAACTCTTTCTTTTGTCAGACCAAAGTCTGAACCGATATCCTCTAATGTTCGTGGGGTCCCTGTTAATCCAAAGTAATCGGCTACAATAACTCGTTCACGTTCGTCTAAAACATCCAATAGACCGACTAATTTTTGTTTTAGGATGTCTTTAGTGTTAAACACCGCATCAGGTAGCTCAGCATCTTTATTTTCGATCATATCCAACAAAGTATCACCGTCTTCATTGATATACATATCAAGATCAATTATTGAGGGTAGAGTTGCGAACTTATCTGAAAGTTTTTTACCCGATTGCTCAACTTCTTTCTTGGCTTTTTGTAAATCTTGGACAACATTAACCGGTAGTCTAATAGTCCTTGAGTTATCATTTAAAGACTGTATAATTGATTGTTTAATCCACCATACACCATAAGAAATAAATCTAAGATCTTTTTCCCAATCAAAGTTTTTAATTGCTTTCATCAACCCAAGGTTTCCTTCGGCAATTAGATCAGATAAATCTAAACCTTGATTTTGGTATTGTTTTGCAACGGTAATAACAAAACGAAGATTTCCAACAATTAATTCTTGTTCAATTCGTCTTCGTTCTGACGATGGGGTATCATCTGACTTCATTTTTTTAGCCAGTTCTTTTTCGCGTTCTGCGGTCATTACCTTAATCTTTCTAATGTCTTTAAGGTAGTGAGAAATTTCCTCTTGGTTAATAGGGGCTCCTGTGTTTTTGTCTTTCATATGTAGATAATTATAGTGATTTCGAATATTCGTCTAATTTTTGTTTTTCAAGTTCTGATAAAGCATTCATACCTTCTTTACCTATTTTATCTAGTAATTCATCAAGTGTCATATTGCAAACCTCCTTCTTTTTAAAGTTTAAAATTAGATCCGCAATATCCATAAATGATTCACCACCTTTTAGATTATTCGTTCTTAATTTTGGTGGTGATGGTGTAAGTTTTTTCTTACTAGTTTTCTTTAACGAAAGAAGGTGATCTAAGTTGTCTTTATCAAGATTTGATACGGAATTTCTTGGTTTTGGTAAAAGAAAATACTCAAAACAATTCAAGTCATCCACAATAATATCTATCCATCCCGCCATTTCATCAATGGGTAATGCCGATGCGAAATGAAATATTGCATGTCTATCTCCGAACATAAACTTAACTTCCTTAGAAGTCATTTGATCGGCAATTGAACCTCCGATTTCGTTTGTCATTTGTTCCGAATCTTCGACCGTGTCGTTGAAATAAACAAAAAGTAAGTAATTCATATGTGTGTTTTTAATTGTTCTACAAATATAAAGATAAAATCGAGACTTGTGTTATTTTTATTCAATTCTTTTAAGAGATATTTTGAAGTAGTCCTCAGATATTTCGGACCCCAAGAAGTTTCTACCCATTTGGATTGCCGCTTTTGCTGTGGTTCCGCTACCCATAAAAGGATCATAGATTAAATCACCAGGATTAGTCCAACTTATAATATGATCTTTAACAAGTTGTATTGGGAATATTGCAGGATGTTGATACGCAATTTCATCCTCCTGACCATTTTTAGATGTCTTATATGTCCAAACATTGTATCTTTGACCGTATTCCTCAATAATTTTTTTCTTTCTTTCGACCATAGACCCATCAACTTGTCTTGATGTGTTTTTACCCCAACTACCAACTTGTCCACCATAGATGTTTTTTCTGTCTTTAATTGAGTTAAAGGTTTTTGGTTTACCCTTAGAAAGAACAAACATATATTCAAATATTTGATGGTATCTGTTAGACGATGGATTTGAAAAGTTATTCTTCATATAAATCATGGTGTCATGAATATTAAAACCAACCTCTTTGAAGAATAACGCTTGTCTAAAGGACGTTCCTGTTTCGCTACCTTTCTCGGTTCCGTCTCCAACAACCCAAACAACAATACCACCTTGTTTTGTTGTTCTATATAATTCCTTCGCAATGCTTTCAAAATCAAATGAATAACCATTAAATTCTGTTTTTTTACCTGTGATGTGATTGTTGTATGTTCTTAGATCATCATACGGTGGTGAAGTAACTGTTAGGTCAATTGAATTATCTAATACTTTAGATAAAGTGTTTAAGCAATTTTCGTTGTATATTTTATTTATTTCTATCATATTGTTCAAAGAATTTTTTAGCGGATATTGATTTATTTTTACCTAATGGTAATTCAAATACCTCATCTTTTGTAACTTCAATAGTATCGATTTTACCGCTATTAATCAACCTTTTATCGATAAGTATAAACCTATCCAAAGAATTTAATTTTGATTTAAACCCATCTTCGGTAACTTTTCTACCAAACCCTACTTCTTTAGATGATGCAAAACTAACTTTATCAGTTATTGTTCTAATTTCACTTCTTGTGTTGTTTTCTTCTTTAACATCAAAAGATGAATTTTCATTTTGTCTTACACCATTTTCAGAATTTTCATGTAAGAACTCACCTACCCGACCAAGCATTCTACCATCGTTAAACATTTCAATAGTTTTTTCGATAGACAACCCAAACCCCTTTGAGATTAATTCCCAATTTAATTCATATGTGTTAATTCTTTCCATAACACAAAATTAAGAAAAATATTTTAGATTACAAAACTTTTGACAAGTTATTTTCTTTTTTGATTTTAACTATGTTATCAGACCAATTATTAATAAGTGGGTTATGACTTATCACAAATATCTTTTCAAAATATTCTTTGATCTTAACAAAGAACTCAGATACCATTTCAAGGTTTTCATTTGAGATTTTACCAAACACCTCATCCATAACAACCAAATTTGGTTTTGGTAAGGTGCAAATTTTTGTCATAACAGATCTTAAAGCCAAAGACGCAATTGTTTTTTCATATCCCGATCCAGATGTCATTAACTTATCAATTCCACTGCTATTATCAATCATCATGAATTCAACCTCATTCTTATCATTGATTCTAATTTCAAGTTTGAAGTAACAAGAATCTTCCATAAGTCTTTGGAGTTCTGAGTTAATTAAAGGCATCATAGTTTTCATTATAATTTTAGAAACTCCGTTTTTACCGTATGCTTCCAAATATATTTTATAAATCTTTTCTTTCTCCTCTTCCTCTTTTATTTTAACAATCATTTTTTTGTTATTGTTAATTTTTTCCTCTAACCCCTTAATTGAAAACTCATTATTTGAAATGTTCGTATTAACAATTTTTTTCTTCCCTTCAAGTTCATCTAACCTTAGATCGGCTTTAATTAACAATGTGTCTATTTTTTGATTTTCAGAAATTTTATCCTGAATCTCTTCCCACCTTTTAAGTTTGTCTTTCAAAACGCTTATTTTTAAATCACAACTTTCAACTGAAATTTCATACTTTTCTTTAACAAGTTTGTTTTTTTCATACTCATCAAATTCTTTTTTCAACTGAACGAAACTTTGTTCTTTGTCGGATAAATCATGCATTAACTTACTTTTTTCCCCTTTATGACGGATATATCCGTCAAGTTCGGCGATTTTGGCGTTTGTGATTGATGCGTTCATCAACTCAATTCCACAGTGACCACATTTAATTCCACCCTCAACTTCAGACTTCAATTTATTGATCGAAGCGATTTCGGTATCAATCTGAACAATCTCCTTATATACCTCATTATATTGGTCTTTTATCTCATCGTGTTTATCCTCATGATAAAACTCACTTGGTTCAACAACTTTTAATTCGTTGATTTTAGAAATGTAACCTTTCTTTTCAAAATCAATTGTATTGATCTCTTCTTGAGTTTGGGTAGGATTTAATCTACTGATTTCTTGATCAATGTTGGTGTGTTTTTTCTTCAATATATCATCACGATATGTCTTACCTTTTACAATTGCGTCTTCAACATCGATAAGTTCTTTTTTCTTTTCTTCAATCTGATCTAAATTGGATTTGATTGAGCTTTCGTGCGTTTCAATATCACTTTTTAATTGTTCTGAAGAATATATGTTTGAGACTTTTTGTTTTGAAAATTCAGAATATATTTCTTTGGCAACCTCTTCTTTTCTTTTTAAAAATTCAAGCCCCATAAAACGAGATAATACCTGACCTCTTGCCGTTGGTTTTGATTCTAATAATTCTTCTAGGTTTGATCCTGTGGTAAGAATCGTCATTAAGAAATCTTCTTTGGTTCCGATTGAAGTCTTGATGAATGCTTCGGTTTCTCTTCTTTGTTCTCCGGTAAAATTCAATAGGGTTCCGTCGGATAACTTTTTAAAGAAATCTAATTCTGTTTTAACATTCCATTCACCTTTTTTAGATAACTTTCTTTCAATGTTTCTAACAATCACATAGTCTTCACCATCAATTGTGATTTCACCTTTAACATGAACCTTATCTTTGTTTGAGAATCGATTAAAGATCTCTTCCGCCTTTGTTGTTTTAGTTGTTTCATTAAAGAACAAAAACATTAGGAGGTCAACAGTTAATACCGTTTTCCCCCCAAAGTTTGGCGGATCAGATTCAACCACCGCAATACCATTTAACTTATCAAAATCTAACTTTTGATTTTCACCATACGATAAAAAGTTTGAGAACTCAATGTTTCTAATATACCACTT